CTTCATGCGACCCCCGGCATATCGGAAGGCGAGCGCAAGGCCATGGGCAAGCTGGCTTTCACCCGCAACGTCCTAGAGTTTGCCAAGTCCGATACGCGCATCGCGGTGCATCATGGCGTTTGGGATGCTGACCCTTGGCTATTGGGCGTTCCGGGTGGCGTGGTGGACCTAAAAACCGGCAAGAAACGAGATGCCAAGCCCGGCGAATACATCAGCCGAAATACGCTCATAGCCCCTGCCGCGCCTTCATCCGATCCCGTCTTATGGCGCAGCTTTCTAATCGAAGCGACTGCCAATGACCCGGAAACAATTGCCTTCCTCCAGCGCCTTTGCGGGTATTTCTTGACCGGCGACGTGACAGAGGAAATGCTCGCCTTCCTGTACGGCAGCGGCGGGAACGGCAAAGGCGTGTTTGTGACCACAGTCACCACGATCCTAGGCGGTTATGCCGTAGCGGCGCCCATGGGGGCCTTCACCGCAGATAGCCGCATGAACGTGGAGTATTACCGCGCCCGCATGGCAGGAAGCCGCCTAGTCACCGCGTCAGAAACCGAGGCAGGCCACGCTTGGGCAGAAAGTCAGATTAAGGAATTAACCGGCAACGAGGCGCCAGTGTCCGCGCGCCAGCCATTCGGGCGCCCCTTCGAATACTGGCCGCAATACAAGCTGATGTTTGTCGGCAACCACGCGCCGCGACTTAAGGGCCGGAGCAAGGCCATGGAACGTCGGTTGCGGATCGTGCCCTTTGACAATGAGCCGGCAGAGCCTGACCACACTTTAAAGACGCGGCTAGAGGCAGAATACCCGGCAATCCTGCAATGGATGATTGAGGGTTGCCTTGCCTGGCAGCAGCAGCGCCTTGGCACCGCGCCCGCCATTGCGGCAAAAACAGCCGAGTATTTCGACCTGCAGGACGCCTTTGGTCGGTGGATTGCGGAGCGGTGCGCCCTTGACGCAACTTTCAGCGCGCGGCCTGGCGCCCTTTATTCCGACTTTCGGAATTGGGCCAAAGCGAACGGGGAACACGCTCCGAGCAACCAAGAATTTGCCGAAAATATCAATCGCCGCAAGGGCTTATTCCGTCGCCGTGTCCGGGGGCAGGATTGGGTAGGCGGCATTAAATTGAAGGAGATGGAAGATGATTTCTAAATCCCAGCTTGACCTGTTTGACCCGACAGGGGGGCGGAGGGGGCGGTGCGATGGGGAGTTTTCCCAACCTTTTACAAATACGGGCGCGTGCGCATATGCGCAGGTGGGGAGGTTTGAAAAAGTCCCTCCTCGCACCGCCCCCTCCGCCCCCTCCGCCCCCTGCGAGGTGGCGCCAGACCCTGCCAGCGCATACCCCACCAAGGCCAGCATCAAGGCTGCCTTCGACGCATGGGACGCCGAACACGCGGCATGGGTGGAAGGCGGAATGCAGGGCGAATACCCGCACCCGCCTGCCGGCCTGACGAGTGCCATTGCTGCCCGCCTGATTCCGCGTCGGGCACCGCATCACGGCAAGCGGTGGCGCTGATGGACATGACCCCTGCCCAAGTGGCGCGCGCCCATGCCGATGAAGCACTTGCCGAGGAATGCCTGCGCCGCGCCAGAGCCGCTGAGGAGGCCCTACAGCACCCGCACCTAGACCAGCCGGGCCGGGAATACCTGGAGGGGCTTAGCGCCCGCTACAACGCCCTTGCGAGCCGCTTGCGCGGTAACACCCCATGAGAGGAGCCATCGCCATGCCAAAGCCCAAAAAACGCCCCCCGCAAGGCGCCGAAGCTGACCTCGGCCCATCCGTCCGGGTGGCGCGCGGGGACGTGGCAGTCGGCTACCGGGCCGATCCTGACCAGCCAAGCCGCACCGTCAAAGGCGCCCGCGTCCGGGTGTGGTATCACGCCGAATGGTGCGAGGGCAGGCTCACAGACGCCGAGCACGAAGCGGCGGACCGTTACAGCCTTTGGAGCGAGGAAGCGGCGCTATTGTCCGAGGGTAAGCCGCGAGGCGCCGGCATAGGCGGTGGCGGCTATACCGGGCCTGGAGATAGGCTGGTGTGGTTGCTGGCGCAGCTACGCGAGGCGGATGAGGTGCTTGACCTGCACCGATCGTCCGTCAAGCTGGCGATCTGCTGGAACCTGACGCCCGAACATCCTGCAGCGGTGCGGGCGGGATTAAGGCGCCTAGCCGAATTTTGGGGCATGTGAAAAAAATGCGCGCGATGCGTTTTTTCTCTTGCATCCCATGCGCGAATTGCGTATAAGGATTGCACCGAGGCAATCAAGCCCGGTAAACGAGGAGATAACCCGATGACCAAAATTCGCATTCCCGCAGATGCTGTAGCCTTATCAATTAAGATTGATGCCGCCACGGCGATGCTAAATCGCGCAAACCTTTCCGGGGTGATTGGCAAAGAAACGCGCGCAAGCCTAGAGCGCTCTCTCGAAAATTACAGGCAAAACCTGCGTTCGGCTTGGTATGAAACGCCTAATGCCCGGGCGCTGGCGGATAAATTTATCCAAGTTAATGGCAAGGCGGAGAGCTTTACCTTGCAGGCCAGCGATGCGCTGGAGACGGCAGCATGGGCCGAAGCGCGCCTGGAAGCCCTTGGCGTTCCGAAATCAGCGCGGGCCGGGGTTGAAGTGGTGCGGGAAAGCGGCGGTCCGACAGCCAACGCATACAAGCACGGCGCCATTGGCACCGCTTACACTTTGCGCCGCACAAGTGTGGGACACTACGACCTCATCTCGATCAGCCGCACGACGGTATGGCCACGCCAGAAGGCGGTGCAGGCCCTGCGCGTCAGTGCGGCGGCGCGGGATGCGATCCATCAAAAGGCAATGCAAGGGATTAGCCTTCTGCCAATAAAACAGGAGGCCCCATGACCCCCACCCACTTCCGGCAATGCCTGACCCTGCTGGACTGGACCCAGCGGGGCCTTGCCCGCCAGCTAGGCTATGCTGAGGGCACCGTGCGACAATGGGCGCGCGGGGCGCTGCCGATACCGGACCAAGTTGCAGATTGGCTTGTGGCAAGGGCGGATCATGCCGAAGCTACGCCGGCGCCTGGACGAAAAAGAGTTGATCGGCACGCTCAAAAAAATGCTTGACAAGCCCGCCTAGGGCTTGTAAGCGCAATTTATTGATTACAGTTGCGCCTAGCGCCGAAAGGCAGCTAGGCTTTTTTATGCCCGAGGCTGTCTCCTGCGCTTGACCCGGCAGGCGTATCGCCTCGACCAGCGCTAAAGCGTTAACACGGGCCAAGGGTTCTCATTTTCCGTGATGGTCGGGACCGGAAACTACATGCCAAACCCCTACTACCAAACAGCCGAATGGAAGGCCCTGCGCCTCGCCGCTTTGCGCCGCGATAGCTTCCAATGCGTCATAGCTGGGTGCGGCGCCCGCGCCTCAGTCGTCGATCACATCAAACAGCGCGACGCGGGCGGGGCCGATGCGCTGCCAAACCTGCGAAGCCTTTGCCATCGCCACCACAACATGCGCCCGCGCCTCTATCAGGGCCGTGTAGCCGGGTGCGATGCTGACGGGTGGCCGATACCAGCCCAGCCTGCCAAGCCTGCCCAGCGGCCACGCTTCGGGCGCGGCTAGGGGTAGGGGGGGGGGCGAAATCTTTGGCTTGGGGGCGGACACCGAATATGGGGGCCTTCCCGCACATCGCCGCGAAATGAAAGGTAAAAGTTATGGCCGGTAGAAGGCCAAAACCGTCGCATTTGAAGCTGATTACCGGCAATCCCGGAAAGCGGCGGCTGAACGATGCCGAACCGAAGCCTGCCCGCGTCATTCCGTCACCGCCTGAGCATCTTTCGCCGGATGCGCGCGTGGCCTGGGGCCGGTTTGCTGCGATCCTGGATCGTTTTGGCGTGTTGACTGAGGCGGACGCGGCGGCGCTGGAGCAGGTCGCCGAGACTTATGCAGAGATTGTGGCGCTGCGCCAAGACATTGCCGTCAATGGCCGTTTCCAGGTGGTGGAAACCAAGGCAGGCGGCGAGATGGAGCGGATGCGCCCGGCTTATTCGGCGCTGATGGATGCAGACCGCCGCTTGAAGGCTTGGCTTGTGGAATTTGGCCAGACGCCAGCGGCGCGTAGCAAGGTGAAAGCGCATGACGGCGAAGGCGCCGAAAAAGAAGACCCCGCCGCCCGGTTCTTCGCTTGACCCGGCGACCGATTGGGCGAAGGACGTTACATCATGCCGCATAATCGCCGGGCCGCATGTGCGGAACGCCTGCCAGCGGCACCTGGCGGACATAAGGACCGCCAATGCGCGCGGCCTGACTTGGGATGTTGACGCGGCGAACCGCGCCATAGCGTTCTTTGAGGTGGTGCTGAGGCTGAACGGTGGGCAGTTTGAAGGCCGCCCGTTTGAGCTTCACGCATCGCAGAAATTCATTGTGGGAAGCCTGTTCGGCTGGCGCCGGAAGGATGGCACAAGGCGCTTCAGGCGGGCCTATATTGAGATTGCCAAGGGCAACGGCAAGTCGCCGCTTATGGCCGGCGTCGGGATGTATTGCCTGACGGCGGACGGCGAGGACCGGGCCGAGGTTTATGCGGCAGCGTCGAAAAAGGACCAGGCTATGGTTCTTTTTCGGGACGCGGTGGCGATGTTTCAGCAATCGCCCGCGCTATCGGGCAGGCTGACGCCAAGCGGCGGCAACCCAGTTTGGAATTTGGCGGACTTGAAGACGGGCAGTTTTTTCCGCCCGATAAGCAGCGATGACGGGCAGTCTGGCCCTCGCCCATCTTGCGCTTTGTGCGATGAGGTGCATGAGCATCGCAACGGCACGATGATCGAGATGCTGGAGCGCGGGTTCAAGTGGCGCCGGC